ATATAAGGGCTCACCAACAGGTCGACGTGATCAAGGTAAACAAGATATATATAAAACTGCACCGCATCATGAAATATTACCAGATAGAAGCAATTCTATAGATAATTTTTATAATCCAGTAGGTAGAGAATATCTTGACCTGATGATCGATATTGGTATGAATAAGAAACATATAAATGATGAGTCAGAATGGTGTGGGTGGCCAAATAAAGAACCATTTTTAAGCTTACCAGATGTTGCATCTATTCAAGCTTTTAAAGATAAATATAATTTAACAAAGAAGGCTGATGGTATTACATACGGATGGCTAAACGGTAACTCTAGAGCATTGTTTGGATTATATCCTCCCGGGGGATATATTCCATGGCATAATAACGGTAATGCACCAGGTTACAATATATTGATGCATTATAGCTGGGGAGGCGATGGTAGCTTCTACTCTTTACATAATAATGAGATTATTAATTATAAGGATAAAGATAGAGAGTGGATTGCGAGAGCTGGTAGATTTGATTCAACAGGCAGTGGTATGGTCGGTGATTCTGTTGAGGAAGTTACACAAGAAAACGCTAGTTGGCATTGTGCATCAACTAATTGCTGGAGATTAACAGTCTCAACAATCATCAATAGTAAAGACGTATGGGAAGATGTCATAGAAGAGATGGAGTCCGTAGATCTCTAGAGCCTAAATATATACGATAGCATTTCGGAGTATTAAATGGCGACTAAATCAAATATAGTTATTGAACAGGGTACAGACTTCAGCCTTGAAGTTACTGTGACGCAGGCTAATGGTGCCTCATTTGATCTAACTAATTATACCGCTGCTTCAAAATTAAAGAAGCATTGGTCATCAAGCATATCATATGCACTCACTGCAAATATAACCGACTCTTCTGGTGGTGAGGTAACTATTTCTGCAAACAACGAAACCTCAAACAGTATTATACCTGGTCGTTATAAATATGATATCGAAGTAACAAGCGATTCTGGGTCGGTGACTAGAGTTGTCGAAGGTATTGCAACTGTAACCCCTGGTATTACCTAATGGTTAAGATAAGAAACACTAACGGCGTAACAGCTACAGTAGGCGACTCATCGTCACCCGTTGTTACATCTGTGGTTAAAGGGCAGCCTACTCTAGATGATGTACAGGGGTTTAGTGTTGACTTTAATGCTGTCGCGAATGGACAAATATTAACATATCAGGCATCATCAAATACATTTGTACCACTTACATTAGATACCGGTAATACTGATTACGGTGTGTTCAATGACGGGGATTTCTAATGTCTGATAGATTACAGATAAAACGAAGTTTAACCGACGCTAATACAAGTAACGTTGAATTTGGTGAACTTGCTTTTACTGCAAACGGTGATATTCTCTACATCGGGGATGAGAGTAATAATGCCATTGCAATAGCTGGTAAGCGAACACCCGGTACTTTGACACCTAATCAGGCTATAGTAGTTGATAGTAATAGTGAAATTAATTCTTTTACTGCTAACACTATTACGGTTAAAACTTATTTAAAAGAACCAGGTGATGCACCACTTAATAGAAAAGTGGATTTACTTTGGAAGAAGATAGGATTTAACAAAGCAACTACAGATTTAATTTCAAATAAGCTAGCGACAGATGAGACTATTACGAGCAACTTAATTATATCTCCTTCTGAGATATGGAATCAAGCAGGCTCTATTCCGTCCACTAAACCATCATCTAACGCTGGTGTTGTTGTTGTTTATAATGAATTAGAAAGTGTAGAAGATAGTACGTCTGAATCATATCGTACTTGGTCAACAAATCAAATTAATTGGATATCGGACCGATTTGGATCAACATATAAAATTCAAGTATATGTGGACTCAGCCGGTTCTGGTAACCCATCAAGTAACGGCACACAATTATTACAAAATGGCTCAGGTAATGATGATGAGTGGTATTTCGATTATCAATCAGGTACGTTACATTTTATTGGTGTTAATATACCGTCTTCATTAGTAGATGGTAAAACTGTATATATTACAGGAGCTAAATACTCAGGAGACACCGGCTTTTCTGGTGTGTCTTTAAGTAGTGCTAACTTAGTTAACGCTACTATTACTAGTTTATCAACCCCTCTGGAAGTGAAAGATGGTGGTACAGGAGTGAGTAGTTTTACGGCTAACTCTTTATTAGCGGCTGCTAATACTTCGACAATGGCATTTAAGACAGGTTCGAACGGTCAGGTTATGTTTGTGACAGATAATGATGTTGAATTTGGCGATCTCGACGGAGGTACATATTAATTATGAGATGGAAATTTTGGGAGAAGCAGATAGTCAATTCTGCTCTCAACGAGACTGAAATTAAGGTATTAAGTAGATATCTTTTGAATCAGCAGGATATTATTAATAACCTAACTACACAGAATCAACAGCTTACGGCTGAGGTTCAAGTATTGCGTGAAGTAGTCGACGACTTAAGTAATATAAATAATAGAAGCATGAATAGGGCGATTAAAGTAAGAGAAGCTAAGCGTAAAACATCGCCGTTTAGAAAATAACAGGGGACAATAATGGCTAGACAAGCATTAATTAAACTTCGTCGTGGTACAGGCGCGCCATCAGACGGCACTTTAGCAGAAGGTGAGTTGGCAATTGATATTGCAGCCAAGAAACTGTATACTGCTAATTCTACAGGTAACACTCTTGTTATCTCAGGTGACCAATATAATCTAACTCAATCAGGTAATGCATCACACGGTATCGTAAATTTACAAGTTGATAATGCTGCGTTATCTAATGATAGTATTACTATTACTGGTGGTACCGATGTAACTGTAGCGGGTAATAGCTCAGTTATCAATGTAAATTCAACTTCTACGCTATCTTCTATTACTGGCAGAGGCGCTACAACATCAACTACCATTGTTGGTAATGGTGGATTTACTGGCGACTTAACAGGTAATGTAACTGGCGACGTGACTGGTGATCTTACTGGTAATGTAACGGGCGATGTAACAGGTAATGCTGATACAGCCACTGCTCTAGAAACAGCTCGTAATATTCAAGGCGTATCATTTGATGGTACAGGTGATATTACAACTCTAACAGCTGGCAATGGTACTAGTGTAACTGGTACTGCAGTTGCGGTTGTCGCAGGCACAGGTGTAACATCTAATGCAAGTGGTGTACACATTGGACAGTCAGTCGGCACAACAGACAATGTACAGTTTAATAATGTAGATGCTGACGGTACTTTAGATGTTGCTGGTATTACTACTATTGAAAATACAACAGCTTCTTCTTCAACAGGAACTGGTGCACTTGTTGTTGCCGGTGGTGCTGGTATTGCTGGTGCTCTTTATGTTGGTGGTAATCTTATCGTTGAAGGTACTACTACACAAGTATCATCTACTACAGTAACTATCGATGATAACTTAATTAAATTAGCTGCTAATCAAACTGGTAATGATACTGATGCCGTTGATACGGGTGTATATTCAACTTACGATGTTGGCGGTACTCAAAAGTATTCAGGGTTTGTAAGAGATACAAGTAAAGGTAATAAATCCTTTGTCTTCTTTGAAGGTATTACAACTGAACCAACAGGAACAGTAACTTATGCCTCGACTGACTTAGCTTATATTGAAGCTATTCTTGATGGTGGTACATACTAAGGACAAATATAATGGATAATGATGAATATGTGAAACAATATATTGCGCATGTAAATACTGAGCTACAAACTAAGATATTAGAAGTTTGTAGTCTCAAGGCGCAGTTAAAAATGGCTAATGATAAGATTGCAACATTGCAACAACATAGTCAGACAGAAGAAGAAAGCGAAGTATATACTAACGCTGAATAGAAATAAGTGAGGAGGATAATGAATCCTCACCTCTTAAATAAGAGGTATAAGCCAAATGGCAGCTAAAATCCAAATTAAGCGTTCTTCTGTATCGGGGAACGCTCCTAGTGCATCTAATATAGATACAGGCGAACTCGCCTTAAACCTTGCTGATGGAGTATTGTATAGCTCTAATGGCACGGCAATCTTTGAGATTGGCGCTAATGTATCATCCTTAAAAGTAAATGGAATAACCTACCCTACTTCCGATGGAACAGACGGTCAAGTTTTATCTACTGACGGTAACGGTATTTTATCGTTTACTTCTGTGTCAGGCTCAGGTGAAGCCTCAGTACAACAGCTAGAAACCTACACTTATACCTTCACTTCTAATACAACAGTTATAGAAGGTCAAGATGATGATAGTAACACCTTACAGTATGATATAGGTGAAGAATCCGTATTCCTTAATGGTGTTAAGCTTATTAGCGGCACCGATTATACAACTACTAATGCTACAGCTATTACGCTTACAGATACAGCCGTACAAGATGATGTTATACAGATTAATACATTCGAAGGTGTTAGTAGATATTTAACTAACACTTCATCATCTTCAGATACTAGTGATGTTAATATTGATAATTTCCCTACTGCTAATTATAGATCTGCAAAATTCTTTGTTACTGCTAATACAGCGTCTGAATATCAAGCTACAGAAGCTATGGTTATTCACGATGGTACAAATGCTTACATGAACGAGTACGGTTCTGTTTTCTCTAATGTTAGTATATTTGATTTATCTTGCTCAGTTAGCTCGGGTAGTGTAATACTAACAGCTACTCCTGTGAGATCAGGTACAATATTTAAAACCAAGAAATTACTTACAAAGGTGTAGTATGGCAAGTAGAGCATTTTTATTCGCAAAGTATTTTAGAACTTTAAGACAGATTACCAGAACATTTAATGTTGCTAATTCTGCAGGTACTATTGATAGCTTTGATGAGGACACATATAGAGCTGCTAGATATGTTATTACAGCATATAAAGGTACAAATACTCAAACAACAGAAATATTACTGCAACATAATGGAAATGGTACAGTAGATCTAACGGAGTATGGTACTTTAATGAGCGGTGATGCAATGGCTACATATACTGCTGATAGGTCCGGTACCGTTATTAGATTAAGAGGTACACCATCGAACGCTGCAACAATTTTTAAATTTAAAGCAGAATACGTGGAAGCATAAATAAAAGTAGTTAATAGGAAGATAAAATGGCGAATCAAAATTTTAGAGTAAAAAACGGTCTGACAGTAGGTACTGTAGAGATTGCAAATAGCAGTGGAGTTCTTAATACTAGTGCTTTACCTAACTCTGGGGTATCGGCTGGAAGCGCAGGTAATACAACTACAATACCTGTTGTTACTGTTGACGCAAAAGGTCTAGTTACTGGATTAAGTACTGCTAGTGTTAGTGGTGTTTCAAGCTTTACCTATACTACATCCAACGCGACATTTAGTCTAGGTACTGGTGACGGCACAACATATGCGCAAACTATACCATATGCTAATACAACAATATCCGGCGTTATTAAACTAGGTGATCTACTCAGTGTAAATGCAACAGGATTTGTAAGTGTTGATGAATCAAGTATTGATATTCATAATTTATCTGGATATGTAGCGGATGAAAATATTGACCATACCTCTATAACTCTTACAGCCGGAAGCGGACTAACAGGCGGCGGTACCATTGCTGCCAGTAGATCATTTGCTATTGGTCAGGGTACTGGTATTACAGTAACTGCAGATGCAATTGAAACTAATGATAGTGAAATCGTTCATGATAATTTGAGTGGGTTTGTTGGTAATGAACATATTGATCATACACAAGTTAGTTTGACTGCCGGTAGTGGTTTAACTGGTGGTGGTGATATATCATCAAGTAGAACAATTACCGTATTAGCCAATACTGGTATTACTGCTAACTCAACTGGTGTATTTACTAATGATAGTGAAATCGATCATGATAGTTTAAGTGGTTTTGTTAGTAATGAACATATTGATCATACTGCAGTATCTATTACATCTGGTAATGGTTTAACTGGTGGTGGTGATATATCAGCAACTAGAACATTAGCTGTAACAGGTGGTACTGGTGTTACCTCTAACGCAACTGGTGTACATATTGGCCAAGACGTTGGAACAACTAGTAGTGTTACATTTGATGATGTTGATGTTGATGGCGATTTAAGAGACGGTTCAAATAGAGTGTTTAAAGTTTACGATAGTACTGGCACATTAATCTGGGGTTAAAATGGCACAACCAACTACAAGACAAGAATTTAAAGACTGGTGCTTACGTAAGCTAGGCTTCCCTGTTATCGAGATCAACGTAGAAGATGATCAGGTAGAAGATCGTGTGGATGAGGCAATGTCGTTTTATTGGGATTATCATTTTGATGGTAGTAGTAAAGAGTACTTTAAGTGGACTGTATCTGCAGATGATATTACAAATAGGTATTTAACGGTACCTGAAAATATTATTGGTGCTGTTAAGATTTTTGATATTGGTGATGCACTTTCGACTAATAACTTATTTAATATCAGATACCAAATTGCTTTAAATGATCTATATGATCTAACTTCTTTTAACCAATCACTATTAACATACTACACTAATATGCAACATATTCAGTTTATTGAAGAACTACTTGTTGGTAGACAACCTATTAGATATAATAGACATATTAATAAACTTTATATTGATATGGATTGGCAGAGAGTACAGGTAGGTGATAGAATTATTGCTGAAGCTTATCAGATTGTAGATCCTGAAACATATCCTGATGTATATAAAGATAGATGGTTACAAAATTATGCAACTGCTAAAATTAAGTATCAATGGGGTACTAATCTTTCGAAATTTGAAGGATTGAGATTACCCGGTGACGTTACTTTTAATGGAAGTCAAATACTGCAGGACGCAGCTGCAGAGATACAAAATCTTGAGCAAGAGATGCTTACATCTTATAGCTTACCTGTTGCAGATATGATAGGATAAAAAATGGCACAGTTTAGAAGAGACAATCAAGTATATCTTCCTAATGGTAATACCATTTTTGAAGTAATGATGACGGCTGATAAAGATGGTAATATCATCAACTCATTTGGTGTTGCATCTAACGTTCCAATCGCCGCAGGTCTTGTAGATGGCTACCGTCATATCAATAAGTTTGGTGCCACAAACGGAGACGTTGATGAAGGTACTATCTGGGACGGTAATGACGCTGCCGTACAATATCCATACCCTGCTAATAGTGTTGTTGCTGTTGCATCTACAAGTAACGCAGGTGCTGGAGTATTAGTCGAAGGGCTCGATGCTTCTTATAATGAAGTATCAGAGACGATTAATATCGGCGCAACTGGTGCTACTGTATTCTCTCGTATCTTCAGAGCAAGAATGGTTGATACCAACAATGATGCTGATGTATCATTAACTATGGGTGGTACAGAAGCTGCAAGAATTATTGAAGATAAGTCACAAACATTGATGGCAGTGTATACAGTACCTGCCGGCAAGACTGCATATCTAATCAAAACTCAAATGGGTTCTGACAAAGCATCCACTAATGCATCACTGCAATATTCTCTTTTAGCTAGAGAAACCGCTGACGGAAACGTATTTCAAATCAAAGGTATTTCATATGCAGCCGGTGGACAAAACGTTATAGTAGAATATCCTGTTCCATTAAAGTTTACAGAAAAGACAGATATTAGAATGGATGTTGTTGCTCCCAACGGTGGTCAATCATGTTCAGCGGTCTTTGATATTATATTGGTGGATAATGTCTAATGGCTCTTAATACGTTTTTTCAAAATTACGAGGCCTCAGGCGAACAGAGATTAATAGAAGATCTTATTCTAGAATCTATTAAGATCTATGGCGTTCAGACATTCTATCTGCCTCGCACCTTAGTTAATCAGGATAGCCTGTTTACTGAGGATGCTATTAGTAAGTTTGATGACGCGTATGATCTTGAAATGTATGTAAGAAATACAGAGGGGTTCCAGGGTGAAGGTGAATTCTTATCTAGATTCGGTATTGAAATTAGAGATCAGATTACATTAACTATTTCAAAGAGGCGCTTTGAAGAAGAGGTTACCAATTCAGATCCAGAGTTTAAGAGACCGTTAGAAGGTGATCTTGTATATTTACCGTGGGTTAGAAGTGCAGATGCAAACATACAAGGCGCCTTATTTCAGATTAAATTTGTAGAGCATGAAGCGGTATTTTATCAATTAGGTAACCTTAATACATATGATATTGTAATTGAACGCTTCGTATACAGTGATGAGAGACTTGATACTGATATTAAAGTAATAGATGATATCGAAGTTGAATATTCTTCTACTTACAATCTCAATGATAATGCATTAATTGTTATTTCCAACGCTATAGATGAGCTATTTATTCTTGATGATAATAAACTTGTCGATAATGCTGAGGCTCTATTATTTGAACAACTTGCAAGACCTAGTGATACTAAATCTACCGATAGAGATGATACTAAATTCTTTGAGGATGAAGGTAGTGAGTTCATCGACTTTAGCGAAATTAATCCATTCAGTGAAGGTGAATTCTAATGTTTGGTCAAAAGTTCTACAATGGTATTATTAGAAAGTACGTCATTATGATGGGTACTCTATTTAATAAGATTGAGATAGATAGAATTAATGCAGCAGGTTCTGTAGCGCAGACATTGAGAGTCCCTATTTCATATGGACCTAAGGAGCGCTTTCTGGCCAGGATTGAGGCCGTAGGTCAGGATCTAGAAAGAAAGGTAGGGTTTAAACTACCTGCAATGTCATTTGAGATGACATCATTCCAATATGCGCCTGAGAGAAGATTATCTCCTACCAAACAAATAAATAGCCCAGGGTCGCGAGATACAAAATCCTTTAAGTCTGTATATACTCCTACGCCATTCGATATTGGTTTTCAAGTATCTGTGTATGTTAAAAATGCAGAAGACGGTGTAAGAATACTTGAACAAATATTACCATATTTCTCTCCTGAATTTACTGTTACTATTAAACCATTAGATGATATACCTGATTTAAGGACAGATATACCTGTTATTTTTAATGGCCTAAATACTGAGGACACCTACGAAGGTGACTATGAAACAAGAAGAGTATTAATACATACATTAGACTTTACTCTAAAGGGTTATGTGTATGGGCCAGTAAGATATAAATCCGGTATTATTAATACTGCTAATAGTCAGCTGTTTGTTGATACAAGTTCAGGTGAGGGAGTATTTGATTTGACTAATGAAGAATTTGCTACTGAGATTGTAGTAGTACCTGGGTTAGATGTTTCTAGAAACCCTACTACTAATA